TATCTTGAGAGAGCTGATAGAGCCCTCCAGGATGCAGGCATTAAACCTCATGAGGTCTATTTTCACGACTTTTTTAAGCCTGGATGGAAAGTAAAGCTCTGCTATCTTTGTTCTATCCTGGGACTGGAGTATCCAAAAAATCCATCCAACCTGATAAAGTTTGTTGATGAGAGACTCTGGCATCATAGGGAGGGACAATCTAATGTCTGATAAAATTCAATTCGTTGTCGTCTCCTGGCTTGATGCCGAGCGATTTATCGGAGTCTCTAAGAAGCGGTTCGCTATCAAGGTTCGCTCTGAGAAATGGGTCAAACGAAGATGCAGGATATTCAAACAGTTTACACTACAGAGCCTTCTTAACCAGTCGTTTGATGATTTCAGAGTGTGGCTTTATTGCGGCCAGGCAAGCAGAAAGATAACGTCAAGCTATGATTTTGGAGACAGGGTTGAGGTTGTTTACGACTATGGAAAGAGCCGGATAGAGGAGCTTCAAAGCCGGTGGTTGTCGCTTACGCGGATAGACTCTGACGACTGCTTTCACAGAGATGCGATGCTTGAGGTTAGAGACAGGACTATCATGGCAAATCGTAAAACGACGATGGGGTTCCGCGATCTCATACAATGGAATATCCTGCATAATTTCGTATCGGATATCAGGATAATCGTTTCTCCGTTCACGACGCACTGCTGGCCAAAGGTGCAGTATAAGAACTGGCAGCGGTTATGCAGGGAACAATTCGGAGCATACAGGAATCCACAGCAGCGGCTGAGTCCGAGAAAGGTCTGCATCATCCGGCATCGGGATAATGTGACTTGGAATCGAATCGGAAAAGATCCGGCAAGCAGACGGTATTTTTTGGAAGAGAAAGCAAAGCGGAATAACTTCATAACCAACAGAGGCAGGATTGTCGGCATCCTTAAAGACTTTGGGATACGGCCAGAGCAGGTGCCTGGAGGAGATAACTAATGGCGGATTTTTGGACTTATTGGCGAGTGCGGGCGAAGAAAAGGAAAAAGCAGATAACCAGGAATATCAAGGGACTTAAAAATTATAAGACGCTGCTGTATATCGGAGCCAACAAAGACAGGCTTGAGATGATCGATCTGTTTTATGACTGGAATTACAAGATCGATGTTTTAGAGGTTTGGGAGCCTAATGTCAAAGAACTTGAAGAACTTAATATGCAGTACAGGATTTTCAGGAATATCATCCATGCTGATATCATGAATAATGGCCTAGAAGGGATGCTTAACAGGTATGACGTTGTCATGTTCTGGCACGGGCCGGAGCATGTGGAACGAAAAAAGCTGCCGAAACTTATCGGGAAGCTTGAATCTCTGGCGGCGCATTACGTGATCATGGCGGCTCCTATCGGACGGTATGCGCAAAAAGAGGTCGAGGGAAATCCATACGAGAGACATCGCAGTTATTTAGACGTGAAAGACTTTGAAAAATTCGGTTATAAAGTCGACTGTATAAGAAAAGATAAGCCAAGAGGATCAAATATGGTTGCATGGAAGGAGATGAATTGATAATAGAAAAAAGCAAACCATGGCTCGTTCCGGATTCTGTGATATTCCTGGATGCGGTCTTGACCTCCGATTCCAGCGTTTTAGAGGCTGGCGCCGGCGCTTCAACAATATGGTTTGCCAAGAGAGTAAAAAACGTACTCTCATTTGAGCACGATAAATCCTGGTATGACAATGTGAAAGAGACGCTTGAATACCATGGGATTGAAAACGTTGATCTCAGACATGATCCGGAGTATCCGAAAAAAGGGCTTGCAGTCGAAGGATTGTTTGATGTGATTCTCATTGACGGGCGAGGCCGGGTTAAAACGGCGATGAGTATTTTGCGCAATCTAAAGGCCGGCGGGTATCTAATTCTTGACAATGCCGAGCGTGCGAAATATGATAAAATCATAAAAGCAATGAGAGCGCTGAAATATCCATCAATAGTTTTTAGCGAGAAATGGATAACAATGCTCTGGAGAAAAGGGGGATGAAATGGCAATAGGATGGCTCGTAAACCAGGCGGCGGCACAGACATATTTTGATACGGAAAGACTTAGAACCGACTGCTGGGATGTGATAGGCGCCGAATCTGCCGGATCGATACTCCAGGCGAAAGTACTCCTAAACGCATACAACAGGCTCTATTACGATCCGCGTTTCAGCCTGCCGACATATGCCGAGGCAAGCGCATCTGAGCTTGTTATCCTTACAAAAGCGCAGTGTGAGATGGCTTATTATCTCTGTTGCCATCTGAGAGATGAGGACAGGCGTAAAGGAATCCAGGCACAGGCTGTCATAAAAGCAGGAATCATCAAAGAGGATTATTATGCGGACATGCTGATGAGCCTGCCGATTCCGCCGTTCGTACTTGCGCTTCTTAAGCCGTGGATAAAAGCCAAACATTTCATGATTGCAGATATCGATAGAGACGAGGATGAATGTGTCGATGAGACAGACGTTATAACTTGCGGTGAGGACGAGGGGACATAATGGCAAAGCGATCAGTGGGGCTTATACCGGAGAGAAAAGACCTGTCCTTGATAACGAAATTCTATGACAAGATATCAAGGCAGATTAAATCCGTTGTTATGGGGCTGCTGTCTGACGGCTATTCCGAAGCCGGAGCGATACGCGTCAGGCGGAAAGTTGAAGCGCTTGTCAACAGGCTCAATGTTTTTGCCTCCGGCTGGACGAGGAAAGCCCTGCGCGATGCTTACAAGGAGGCGATGAAAATCGGCATAGTCAGGATGCAGGTTTTAGGACTTGAGCCTAATCCGGAGTTTGACAAAAACGTTCATAAAAAAACAATCGATACATACAGGGACGATACTTTTGACATACTTGTAAAAGCCAATTCCTCGATAATCGAGAATGTCAATGCGCTGCTTTTCATGGTACGTGCGGCGTCTGAAAAAATGGAGCAATTCCAGGCATGGGATATGCGGGATGAGGTTGTGATATCAAATCTCATGGACGAGCTGATAGCTGCCGGCGAGACAAGGACGGCGGCAAAAAAGGCTGTGCTATCGCATTTTGCAAAGATCATGGGCGATGGCGATTTCATCAATATCAACGGGCGCAACTATAATCTGAAAAAATATGCCGAGCTTGTAGGCCGGACAAGGCTCCGGAAGGTGCAGTCACAGGCAACCGTCAATCTTGCAAAACAATACGATAGCGATCTGGTTGAGGTGTCAGATCACAGCTCGGAATTCGATGATATCTGCCTTGAATATGAGGGCAATGTTTACAGCCTTTTCGGGAAGACTCCTGGCTATGACATGCTTTCGGACTATCCTCCCTGGCATCCGAACTGCGAGCATAGCATTTTTCCTACATCAGAAGAGGCGATATCATTGAGAGGTTAACATGGCATTTACAATGTTAGAAGTTTATGAGATAGATGACCTGGAGATTCTTTTCTATTCCGGACGAAACAAGTATAACCAACTGACATACAAATCCGTCAAAACCAAAGGTTATATCGATTGGAAAACAAGGCTTGTAAGAGATATCGCAGGCGAAGAGACGGTATCGTCTGCAACGATATATATTAATCATCCGCGAAAGATCACGCATAAAGACTACATCAAAATTGACGATGTGCGGCATAGTGTGATAAATATGATTGAGGCAAAAGATTTCAGCGTAAATCACCAGGAGGTATTTATAGCGTGAGCAGCAAGCCTTTTACGATGGATTTTAAAGCTTTCGATAAGGACTTGAAAAAGTTGCTGGAAAAATCCGCACCGAAAGAGATAAAGCTAGGACTGTTTAAAGCGGCGTCTGAGATGCTGCATGACGCAGATAAGAAAGAGCCAAAGACTCCGTTTCGGAAAGGTGATCTGCGAGGTGCAAAAGTCGTGAAAATAAAAGAGACAGAGAATGAGATATACTCAGAACAGGGATACAATATTGTCTATGCGGCATACCAGCATGAAAAGGAAAAGGGCGCGCAGTCGTCTTACAATCTTCCGGGATCAGGGCCGAAATTCCTGGAAACGAAAATGATGCAATACAAGGAAAACTACATAGAGATCGCAATCAAACATCTCAGGAGGCTCCTGAAATGAGTGCCGCGCCGAACGAGCTGATGCTGGTTGAGGTCGGGAACTGCATTGAGCTTATGACAGGCGGTGCTTTTGTCCTGGGCGATAGCCTGCTCATTGGCTGGCGTCCGCAGGATGCGCCTGACAGGGTTGCCGTTGTGTTGGAGCAGGCCGGCGGAGAGGTGCATCCGGATCTGCCGGATCGCGTTGATCTCCATGCCCAGGTGTTGACAAGGAGCTATGATTATCATGAGGCGCGCGATGATGCTTATGCGATTTTCCGTGCAATACATGGCAAGTGCTGTGATGCGCTGCCGATTGAGAGTGGCGCGAATTACAAGAATGAAATAATAGATGCAATAGCCGCTCCTGCCTATATCGGGCAGGATGAAAAAGGCAGGTTTGAATTTTCGACAAACTATGTCTGGCTATTCAAGGAGGCTCCGTAGTTGAGCTTCTAAAATAAATGGAGGTATAAAATGGGTCAAGAACTACCTATGGGCGACATATCGTCTGCTGAGATTGTCTGGGGTTACGGCGAGAGCGGGCCTCTAACGCTGAGTCCTTTCTACGGCGCTGTTACACTATCGATCACGGAAACCATGAACGATGTGCAGGAAGAGGCGCACGGCGACGCACCTGTTGATTCCGTGAAAGGCGGGACGGTGATAGAGCTTACATGCCCGATGGCGCGATCGTCTCTTGATCAGCTCAAAGTTGCAATCGATGGGCCGATTTCCGGAAACGAGATCACGATCAAGAACAAGGCCGGCTGCAATGTAAGAGACAGGGCAAAAGCGATTGTCATCAAGCCGATGTGCGATGGCGTGCCAAGCAACGACAAATCAAGCTGGATACATCTCTTTCACTGCTTTCCTTACCGTGCGATCGAACTAACGTATGACAGATCGACACAGAGGGTTTTCAATGTCGTCTTCAAAGTATTCGTCAGCCTTGAAAGCGGCCAGGTAGGAGAATTCGGGACAATCGGTGTCAATTAAGGATTCGCAATGAGAGCAAAATTCAAGACAGCAAAAAGTATCTATAAGCCGCTTGAGATCGAGATCGATGATAAGGTCTATTTCTGCAAGAAAATAACCAAAGGTTTTCTTGAGAAATTCCTGTCGTACAAGCAAGCCGCGTTAGAAGGTGATCTTGATTCGCCATACCAGCAGGCTAATTTTGCGTTCGGGATACCGGTTAAAATTCTCCACAAGCTGGACGCTCCTGAAGTGCGCGACATAAACACTATGGTTCTGAATGCAATAACCAATGCTGAAAAAGTCGAAGCGCAGACAGATAAAGGCCCAAATTCGGAAAGTCCTGGAGACTCAAGCTAGCGATTATTTGCTCTGAGTTTCCAGGACTCTTCCATTA